CTTTAATAGTTAATTCTGCAGCTTTACCATACCTTTTTGATGCAATCTTACTAGCATTCCATTGTGCAGACGCAGTTATAATCTTATAGAGATTAACCAAGTTTTGACCAGCTTTGCCATCAAGATCTCCTCTTTCAATCTTATCTTCTAATATTTTTCTTTTGTCTTCAAGCTCTGATAATTTAAGATCAACAGCTAATTCTTTTGATTTTTGATACCTTAACATTAATGAGTCATCTGCAATTAAATAGTTTCTAAAGTTTGACCAAGTAATATCAACATCATCTTTTAAAAATACTTCTCTAATGGTGAAACCATCTGCGAAATAATCCAGGATCTTTTGAGCTAGTTTTGTGGTTAATTTTTTTTTTCTGGCCATAGTTTATAATGGTTCTAAAGTGTGAGTCTGTCAGTTGTGAAAGGAAAGAAAGAAATAAGAAACCAACAGACTCAATAGTTATAACCTAATAATTTAAGCACTAAAGAGGGAGCTTAAATGTGTGATATTTATATCACAATATGTTGTATATTTACAAGTCAAAAACACTAGGTTTCTTGGAAAATGTTCGCTTGTCAAGCGTTATAGGGTTGACCTTTAATTTACCTTCAAACATCAATTTGTCTATTAAACGTTGAATAGTGAAGCTGCCATATTTTGCTCCAAATACAATCCAGCGCATTTGCTCCACCGACAAAATTCCACTTTTAAAATCTTTCTCTAAATTTTCAATTATTTCAATTTTTTGCAGGGGGGTGTAATCGTTGGAATAACTTAATTGTAAAGGTTCATTATTGTAATGATATGGATCTTCACTCATTTTTTAAAACCTTTAAATCCTTTCTTATATAACATAGTATTGTTATGTTTAGTTTTGTTACTCTTAATACTAAGTAAATTATACTTACCCCCTTGCTTATTTAATAAGTAGTCAGGTGCTTGTATTTTAGGTAGTCTTAACTCATATTTATTAGCCGATGTCTTTCTGTGGATAATTAGGTATTCTTTCTTAATAAGCTCATTTTTAGCTCTTTGTAGTGTAGATAAACAAATAT